AGAGGGGCAGATCAAACCCGCCGACCTTGTGCGTGTACGAGTTCAATTCCTCGTGTTCTTTGCGCGTCTTGTTGGTCATCCACTCGTCGTGCTCCGCGCTGTACCAACTGTGCGGCTCCTGCTTCTCAGCTTCCTCAATGGTTTGGGCCATGTTGGTCATGGCAAACAGCGCGGCTTTGTGGTGGCTCTCGCTTCCATAGACAGACGTTTGCCACGCCTCCAGCGCCTGTTTTGCTGCTTCAATTAGTGTCATTTCGTTTCTCCTGTGGTGCCGTCAGCGGTTTGCGGTAATGGCAAAGACCAGTGCTGCACACAAACTCTTGTGCGGGTGGGGTGGTGAGGATCGTTTGCCAGTGTTCCACCTGTGCGTCCTCAAGGCGCAAGCCGCGCATCTTTGCGAACGCTGTGATGGCTTCTACTGCCGGGCCTGCTTCGTCAGTGCTAGAAAGCGTCAGCCGCTTTTCGCGTGTAGTCAGCCAGCCCATGAAGTCGAACAGCACGCCAGCAATGTGCGAGTGCAGAACGTGCAACTCTATGGGGTCGTACTTTGGCTTTTCAGCTTTCTCAATGGCGGTGCGGAGTGCCGTAAAAGCCTTTTCGTTCATTTCAGAAACTTCTTGGTAACGAGACATCTCGCGTTCGTTATTTGGTTCGCAGTCGTGCCAGTTGAATAGGAAGTCGCCACTATTTGCGATAGCCTCCAGCGCCAATTTCATTGCAGTAATACTCATTTCATTTCTCCGTTTTCTTCAATAGCTTGAGCAGTGCTTTGGTTGCGTGCGCACCAAACGTACCTTCGAGAAATCCTTTATAAGCAGCCTCCTCTGTGCGAAACCCGCACCAAGAACAGTTAGGCTTGTCCAGCGATCTGTATGCCCATCGCCCACCATACCCTTGTGATTGCTCTGGCGTCATCTGAAACACCACACAGCCACAGTTCATTGCAAATTCTTTCGGGGTCATTGGCGGTCTCCTCTTGAGTACGCGTCCACGACCGTAAACGCGAAAAGCGCCGCCGCAAAAGTGCCAATCAAAGCAACCCATATCCTGAACAGCGGGTTCCAGTTTGCGATGTTGAAGTCTGCCGCGCCAAACGCGCCGATTAGGTACGCAAAGAACAGCGCCAATACGAACGCGCTCATAGCTTTCACTTCTTGTTTCTCAGTCATTGTCTTTCTCCTAAAAGTAGATCACCAGCTTGAGGCCGATGAAGATCGTGTCAAAGTTGTCGGCGTACCACACCCACTCAGTCATAGCAGTGCCTCCTCTTGGTCAGTCAAAAACTTGGATGCCTGTTTCTTGCTCAGCTTCACGAGCTCCGAGCCCCTCACCCGCCCGAAGGGCCATGTGGGATAGGGCATGGAGGCGTTCCACTGTGTGTCGCAGTCGCAGGGCTTCGTCGAACATGTTGTCGAGTTGGATTCGCAGGGCTGCGTTTTCTTCTCGCAACCTCGCGATTTCTGTTTCAAAGACATGGCTCATTCCGTTCCTTTGTCTGGTTTGGGGCAGTCAGGTGGTGGCACTACACACGCCCACACCGGAACCCAACGCCCACTTGCTCGGTTCTTGTGCCAGCGGTCGATGTACACATCTGGCATGGTTATCAACACCTTGCGGATGTTGTCGTCTTTGGTCCCAGCGGCATGGGCCAGCTGCGCTACGGTGCTACCGTCTGTCTCGCGCAGGATTGCACGTACTCGGTGTGACAGGTTGACTCTCATTTCTTGGCCCGTGGTGTGTTCTTGCGTGGGGCTTCTTTGACGAACCAGATGGCGTAGCGCCCGCTGGGTTGTTTGCGCTGACGTGCTCGGTGAGTAGCTCGCAAGCCACGGTACTCCAAGTACCGCACAGACGCTTTGCGTATGGCTTGGAACAGATCGCCGGGAACCTCAACAGCTTTGTCGCAGTTAACGATCTGGTCGAAGTACTCGTCGAACTTTGTGACGCCGCGCAGTGTGTCGGCGTGTTTCGGGATTGCAGTCACCCGCACGTCCAACTCACCGGTGAATGGGTTTTTACCGTTGGCGAATTTAGTTGCCATTTTTTACTCCTGTTATCGGCGTTGCTTTGCCTGTAGCAAACTCTTTCTGAACGATCTCGATCGCCCGCTCCATGTCACGCAGAGTGATAACCTCCAGCTGTGCATCGTGCAGCTCGATCGCTGTGTTGAGCGCATTCATCTCAGATGAGCGCAGGATGAACTTGAACCCGTTGGCTGCGCCCCTTGCGCCGACAGCGCGCAGTGCTGCTAGCCCGTCACGCACCTCATTGCAATACTCCTCGCCGAACCCAAGGCGGGACAACGCTTCAGTCATGTTGATCGCCGCTATCAACGCGTCGATGTCTTGATATGTTGCGACGCCCTGCGTTAGCGCAGTCATGGCTGAGTGATGCTTTACCTTCAAGTCCAGCAGTATCTGGTCATGATCCCGAACTGGTATGAACCCTTCGAGGACAAATCCCACGGGATTAAGCAGAACCTTCTTGGGCCTGTACTTACTTCTTTTTCGCACGGGTCTTCCCGAAGTTAAGCAGACTGTTGACGCGCTTGGCCCAGCATGGCTGGCATATCCACTCCTGCTTGACCTGCACCCCGCCGCACGACTCGGACAACTTTCCGCAGCGGTCGCACGTCTTCAACAACTTCCCGTTCACCGGCTTCTGATCCATGTACTGCTTTCCAACCAAACCGTTTCCAAGTGCGCTGCACGTCGGTGTCTGCCGAGCTGCGCCACACGTAATCTTTGTGACCCACGGGGATCGTGGGGATTGCTTTGCTGCTGAACTTCAAGTCATTAAGTGCGTTCATGATAGTTGTCCTCAAATGATTTTGCGAAACACAACGGTGCCGATGAGTTCACCACGGTGAACCACGTCGTACTCCTTACCTTCTTGGGTTGCCCCAGCACGCGCCATGTCACTGAGCAGCACGGTCATGGACCGGCCCAGCGTAGACACGTACACAACGGCAGCTGGCTCGTCCAGAGTCAGCCACTCACTGTCGCGGTCGATGTTTACCCCGAGCTCCTCGAAGCCGCGCACAAGTTTGGTCTCGATGCGCGTCAGTCGGTTGATGAGCTCTCGGTCGATCTTCGGATTCATGTATATCCTTGGTTGCTTGTAATTCATAACGCCACCTCGACACGTGTGCCAAAGGGTGCGTCGGGATGGGATGACCCGATGTCAGCCCAGATGACTGGGTACGCAGGCTCCTCGCATTCTTCGAGATAGCCCTCCATGTCAGTGAAGTAAATCAGTCCGCAGTACTGGTCGCCAGTGCCTGCGAAGTGCTCGAACACCGGAGCGAAGCGAGTACCGCCGCCACCCGATGGGCGCAGCTGCAGTTGCTCGTCACGCTCGAAGCGTTCCACACGAGTTACGTCGTAGTCACAGTATGCCACTTCCACGAACGCTGGGTTGAGGTCGTCGACGATAGCCTGAATCTCGGCAGCGATCTGGTTGCACTCCTTGGGACCCATGGAGCCGGATGTGTCGAAGCCGATGGCCAAGCCGCCGAGCGCGTCAGTGCGCAGCGATGGCAGATAGATACCGGAGCCGATGAACCGACGCGATGGGCGCATGTAGGTGTAGTCAGCCGCAGCCGATTCCGTCATCATGGAACGAGTCACGTCTTGCCAGCGGACTTTGGAGTCTCCAACGGAGTCGAGCACGCGGTCGATGAGCGATGATCCCTGACCGCATTCCTTAGCCATCTTGGCTGCAGCCACAATGGTCGCTTCCATATCCACACGAGTCGCCTCGTCTTGCGCGTCCTCAAGATCGCCGGTACCGTCAAAACCACCACCCATACCGTCTTGGTCATCATCACCCTCACCATCGCCGCTACCACCTTGGCTCTGTTGTTGCTGTTGCTGTTCTTTGAGTTTGTTGTACACGTACTCGGAGCTGTGCTCTTCACGCACCCAGCTCAGATGCACGCCGCCGGATGGCAGCTGCCAGCCACGGCTCTTGATGTACGCGTTGATGATGGCGTCGTTGGCGTAGTTCCACAGCTTGCCGTCACGGCCTTCGCGGCGCCACATGTGCATGAGCACAACGTGACACGACTCGTGCAGCACGAGGCCGAACAATTCCTCGTCGGTCAGTGGATCGCAGAAGGTGGGGTTGTACCGCACCCAGCTGCCGTTGGTGCCAGCGGTCGGCACCTTGTCTGAAACCTCGCGCTTGACGCGGGTCATGACTGCAGCGATGAACGCTTCGCGCAGTCCGAGCTTGCCGTATGCAACGTCAAGACGAGAAGCTAAATTTGCCATGATTATCTCCAGTAAACAAGTCAGTCGTCGAGTGCGAATATCGCCTCGACGTATAGTTTAGCAGCTTCGATGCTGTCGTGCCAAGTGATTCCGTAGTTGTACGCCACGGGGGTGAACTGCACCGGCACCTTACCCCTGTGCTCTTTCCTTGCTAGGTACCCAACCCACTCGAACAGATTGACGTCAGCGAAGCGCCTATACCTTCCGTTGCCGAGAGCAATGCGCGCTACCCACGCGCCGTCCTTACCCTCGTGCCACTCAAGTTGTCTTAATCCCATGGGATTACTCTCCGTACTCCAAGGCGTACAACGCCTCGATGTACAGTTGCGCTTCCGCAACAGTGTGGAACTCTCGCATCTCGTCGAACGAGTTGCGCACCACGACATACCCTGATGTCAGCGACACGAGTCCATCACCGCCGCAGTTGCGCCGGATGGCAGCGAACATATTGCGAAGTTTGTACGGGCTGCCCCGCTTGTACTTCGCCTCCTGCTCTACGTAGGCAGTGACAACGATCCGCGTGCCACGCGTAGCGTCATCACCCCAGTCCCAGAGCAGTTCGCGTCTGCCAGTGAACGGATGCTTGATCGGCATATCAGCGCATCGTGAATGCAGCTTGGTTAGCGATAGCCCACTTGCTGAACGCCGACGACTTGGTGATCGACTTGTCGCGCTTGTGTGCCAGCTTGATCGTCAGGGTCTGCACCTCGCTGGGCATCTGCTCCAAGAACTTCCAAGCCTTGTCGAAGTTGCTCGCGTCAAGGCGTGTGGCCAAGCCCATC